TGGCCAATCGTAAATGCTTCTGTAGTAAGGGCAGGTAAATCATACACACCCATTACATTGATAGCTCCTTTTGTACCCACAGGAATTGCAGTAGCCGCAACACCAATGCGGTTGGATAAGGAGATAACTTCGCCTGCTACAATGTCCGCACTAGTGTTATTAATAAAATCAATTGTTTCGCCACGTTGTACATATTTTGCTTGCGCCATTTTGTCTTAACCCCTTCCTTATTTACCGTTGTTTTTAACTACTGTTTGATAATCTACAACTGTTACACCATAATCCATATAAATGTCCCATAGGAAACCTAGTTGGCCAGCTGGTGCTTGTTTCATGACAATCGTCGGCATATCTTTCCCATTTAGGAAATCAACTTGAATTGGTGAACGTAAAATATCTGATGTTACATACCATTCTAATTCGCCATTTACACTTGCATCATCAAGCTCTGCATCTGAAACGATTGTAAATTGATTATAGAATGGGTTTGGAATATTAGGATTCGCTTGTGATGGATCCACAGTTGAACCAATTAATTGACCTGCCTTTGTTTCAAGTGAAGTTGGTACTAACATGAAACGTGCAGGGATATTCAATTTCACATCTCCACCAGCTGCTGTTTGTTTTCTTAATAATTGGCGTGCTTGTGATAATGTATCAACTGATGGGGCTCCGCCTGTAGCCATAACATTTTTATGATCCGCATGGAAGAGTGTCTTACCATCCCAAATAGCTGGATTTTTAGCTAGAGTTTGATATACCAAACGGTTAATACCAAGTCGTGCTGATTGAGCATATAGGGCTGGGATAGTTTCAATGAAACTTACATCATCATTAATAAATGCTTGACGTGACATGGAGAATTGACGGCCATAAGTTAATAATTGACGTGTTGGACCTTCAACACCATTAGGATCATCATGTTTCAATTCACCATTCTCTGACACTAACAATAGTTCCCCTGCAGTACCAACTTGATATGTTTTAGTAGGACGGAAATCAGTTAATGTTCCACGACGTGTCCAATGTTGGTATGTTGTAGCTGCGTCTGTATATGCTTGTTGGAAAACATTACGAGCAGTTTGATCGATGATGTTTGTAAATAGAGATGTTGGCGTTAAATGTTGGCGTAAAAGTTCATCATCACTTAATCGATAAGCGTTATTTACACCTTCGATAATGAGTGATTCCTTTGCTAATTCACGTAATGATAAATTACGTAATTCTCCAGCGCCATCATTCGGCTTTTCAACGTTCATTCCAACACGTAAAGCTAGTCCGTCTGCAGCTGCATCACGGAATTTATCACGCTCATCTTTTCCCATTTGAATACCTGAAGGTTGTGGCGCACGATCTTTAATTTGTTTTTCCAATATGAATCGACGAACTTGGTCAATTGAATGGCCATCTTTAATATATTCCTCAGCGTTTAAACCAAAATCTCGGCAAAGTGATGTAATTTCAAGTGCACGTTGACGTTCGGCAGCTAGTGCACGCTCCGAGTTATCTACTGGTGCTGGTGTTGGTACTGGTGTTGGCTCATTTGGATCACCTTGTGCACGGAGAGCATCAATTTTACTTTGTAATTCATCAAATTCTCGCTTTTCTTCAACTGATAATGCACGATTTCCCTCTGCTTTTGCAGCATCAACAATCGCCTTTTGGCGTGCTAACATTTGTAATAAATTCATTATTTTATCCCTCCAAATAGGTTTTCATTAAGTAAAATTTGGCGTTCATAATACGAATAGTCACCTTTTTCTTGTATTTCTTGCTCAAATTCATCTTCCATATCTCGACCTACTCCTACTGATGCATCAGCTGGCACAGAAACGATACTAATTTCATATGGCTGCCATTTCAAAGCAACGCTACATGGCCCCACGTGGCGACCATTTGCAGAAGTTTTACCAGGTGCCACTTCTTCCCATGATTCAACTTGATAACCGACTGATACAGCTTTAAGAGTTTGAGATTTTACTTTTTGATAAATCACATCTGATTCATCATCTTCATCAAAGGTAACTTGCGCATAAGCTCGATTATCCTTTGTCCACGCTTTATCGATACGGCCAATTACTTTGTCACGATTATGGTTATATAAAAGAACACCAATTTCATTTAATCGACTTAAATCAATTGCGCCTGGTTCATGTGAGAGAATTTCAGGACCAAACCAACGTTGATATGGTTCTTCTGATGAAAAAGACAGCTCAAATGTCCGTTTATCGTCATCTAATGAGCGAATATCAAAGGATAAATCACGATTCATCTTCTGGTTTTTCGTCATCTGTTTCCTCAATGAGTTTGTCGATTTCTTCGGATTTTGTTGCGGATTCACTATTTGTCACCCCCTTTTCTTTCATATATTCGATTTCACGTGCACGCTGATCAATGATTTCACGCCAATCGTTCCCCGTATTCCCTGCAATCTCTGCAAGAGTAGTTTGATTTGTTTCCAGCGCTATTTTATTTGCATTTGCTTCTTTAAGAGGATCAATCCATTTCATACCTGGTGCAATCCATTCATGCTGTAGGTAGTTCTCTTTTTTAGTATGAAAGTCTTTAATACTGATCTTCCCAGCCAAAACAGCTGATTCAATGAAAGCCTCATAGACAGGGATAAAAAAATGATCGATTAAATATTGTTGCTGGATTAAATACGTTTTTTGGTCCTCTAATAGCCCTTGGCGAGCTGATGAATAGTTGACTTGTGACATATCACGTGCTGCAACTTCATAGGAAATGCCTTGAGCCGAACCTGAAAGGCGCTGTTGTAAACGAATAAATTCGGCTGAGTTAGCGGCCTGTGCTGGAGGCTGAACAACATGAACATCGTCCCCTGGATTCAATTCCATCATCATACCTGGACTAAGCATTTTTCCTGCATATCCAGTCCGTTTATCAGGTTGGCCAGTTCCTCGTCCAAGACCTCCACCATTAGTAGGCGTTATTCGCTTTATTAAAACCGCTAACAATGCTGCAACACGTTCTTTTACAGATACAGCTTCCATAAATTGATTCATGTCGCGTACACGTGGGAGCGTAGACGATAATTCGCTCATTTCCCGTAACTGACTAGGACGTTTTTTCTTGAATAAAAAAAGCACATCTTTAGCGTCAATTCGCTCAGATGTACCGATATAGTTTCCATATGCATCATATTTTTTTAGATAATAGGCAACTGGCCGATTATAGGCATTGTATTCAATACCGTTCACAATCTTTTTTGTCGTAGTTGTAGGAATCATTGTATCTAAATCATCTACCTCATAGATTTGTAATGATAAAGGTACAACACCATCATCAATATATCTCAAAACTACAATAATCCCACCGTCTACCTTTTGGCGTCGCACAAGCATTTGACATATTTCTGAAAAACTCTGTTGTTGTGTGACATCACAATTTTTAGGACGGCACCACAATTTGAATAATGATTCTATAGCTGTATTCAAATCTTCATTTTCAGTTTTCGCTTGCAACTTAAAGCCTCCACCAACGACATTTCGTTCAAATGCCAAGACAACACTTTCTAAAATGTCGCTATTTCGTTCTAAATCACGGCTTCTCGCACGAATTGTATCGCGATACATTCCATCAGTAGATTCAGCTTTTGCATTTACAGCTCGCCACCCTGCGTTTAAATGATCATCCCCAGCTGCGTCATATGAACGCATGTCATTAACAGCTTTTCGATAACCCAAACGTTTATATGCAGATTCAGGAGATAACCAAGCAATTGTTCTATCTAACCAATTCATTAACACACCTACCTTCGATCAAATATAGCGACAGATGTGTTGACCAGGCCAAAACCATCAGATTTTTCAGCCTCTAACTGCCCTTGTAATTCCTTTTGTCGCTGATAAAGCAAGGATAAATCAGCACGCTTCAACCGTCTTGAACCGATTTGATATTCCTGACCACCTATTTCAATGGCTGCAATAGCATTGTTTACTTGCTGTAACTGTTCTAAAATACTCATAAACTATCAACTCCCTCCCAATATTTGCTATAATCACTTTGAAAGTGAGGTGAATACATATGGCTCAAAGTTATGCTGAAATCGCTAAAGAAATTACTATTGCAGCTATCGAAAAAGGAATTATCATTGCTCCATCTAAAAGTAATTTCAAAGACAAAGAAGAAATGCGGGAGTACAATCAACTTCGAGCAGAAGAGGTTAGTCTCTTCTACAAGAAGGTTGCCTCAGCTGTAAACGATACTTATCTAGGTAATTTTACTAACGAGATTGAATAAGATTTGCTAATGCGTTTACAAGACTCGGTAGATTTTCAATTTTATCTGCCGAGTTTTCCTTAATTACTTCTAATGTATAATCACAAAGAGCGATAATTGCTTCATTTACTTTTTTAGTGGTCTCAAGATTCATTCACACACCTCCTACATCCATTTTTTATTACCACCCAACCAATCATTATTAAATTCTTCAGCAACTGAATTTACATTGTCTTCAACTGGTGATTCCTGTTGCAATAAATGCAACGTCCTAACGCCTAAAACATCCGCCATAGCAAAATCATAGACCTCACAATCGAGATAGTGGTTATCTGCATGAGAAGTTTTCTTTACCCATATAGAAACGGTTCGGCCACTTCGTTTTTCATTAATTTTATGTTCAGCTGTCACTTGTTCCGCATAGTCATCATCAATACCTTTATAAACCATCCATGATCCAGTACCGTTTTTCTTTTTCATACGTGAAGCGATCATGTCTTTATACTTTCCGCCATCAATAAGAATTAACTGCATACCATGCGCTGATGATGTTGTTCGATTGACCATACTAATGCGGAAGTGATGAAGTCCATCACCAACACCTTTGATTGGGATAGCCCATTCACTATTTCGTGCACAGAAATCATACACCTCATCGGTTTGGTCCCCTGAATCAATTCCAGCTGCATTTACTATCATTCTTTCGCCATTCTCTTTATAGAATTCTGCATTCATGATGTTTTCAATATCAGTGAAACTTGATACTTGACCCTTCGCAACTAATTGAGAAGTCATATATTTTCCCCAAGCTCGAATTGTATAGTATAAACTTGTTTCTTGGACATCGACACCTGCAGTTAATAGTTCCGCCCATTCAGGCACTGTAAATTCAGGAATATCAGTTTGTCGTTCCCTAACCATATCTGCATTAGTTTTTAATTTGGTATCTTCCCAAACTTCTGCTAACCAGGAATTGACGAAGTTTTGAAATGCTTCAGGATCATCCTTTGATGTTAAAAATTCTTTTGCAATGGCTCCAAATGTTACAAATGGCGAGTACAAAGTATTCATCCAATATGCAACTTTACGAGGAAATTTAGTACGCTGTTCTACAGGTTCCCATTTCCCTAACCTTAGCATTTGAATTTTGTGCTGATCAGTAATGATGCAGCCGCATTCTTGACATACATAATGGGCGAACTCAGCACGATCAATTTCACTCATGCCTTCTTCTTTTGGCCATTTTATTTGTTTGAATTTAAGCTCAATCATTTCTCCGCAATGACAGCAAGGTAAAAAGAAATGCTTTACTACATCCGCTGTTTCTTTTGCTTTTGCAATGTGGCCAGTTCTAATAGTTGGTGTAGATGTAATAAAGACCTTACTATTTGAAAAAGTTTTAGTACGTTCACGTGCCAACTTAATTGGATCGGCTTCTTTTTTAGAAGCACCAGGGTACTTATCTACTTCATCCAATAGTAAGTATCGCATGGCTTTTGAAGATAGAGACGCTGGCGAATTTGCACCTGTCAAAGATAGATACATCCCATCAAACTGTAGTTCCAACCGACTTGATTCATTTTTTTTGAATTTGCTTTTAAGTTCACTAGATAATTGGAACATTGGTTGAATACGATTTTCAGAAACAGATTCGGCTAAATCATCTGTTGGATAAACAACCATAGCAGGATTAGGATCTTGCATAACTACATAGCCTAAAACATTTAATAAAACTTCTGTTCCACCAACTTGTGTTGGTTTAATAAAGACAATTTCTTCTGTCTCTGCATTATTAAATTCATCCATAATCTCAACTAAATAAGGTGTCATTTCATTTCGCCACGGACCAGGAATTGCACTTGTTTTTGGATCTAATTTTCTATATTTTTCTGCCCATTGGCTAACAGTCAAATTTTCAGGTGGCTTTAAATGGCGTAGTGCATTTTTTAAATAGGTTGGTAATTCATTTTTACTTTTTCTTGGCATTATAAACACCATCCACACTCATTTGACTCAATGCATCATTTATAAGCTCTGATATTTGCTTTTCAACTTTTCGCAATTCCATAGGATCTAAATAGCCAGTGATAAAACCTATTAATTTTCGAGGCAACATCATGGCTGATTTTTTAAATACCAAGAAAAAGCGAGTAAGTTCAGCTTCTACAATTTCTTTCTCGATGTATTTCCCCTCAGCAATATCCATTTTGATACGTGCTAGCTCTGTTTGTGATTCTTTGAATGCAACCTCTGCTTCTAGCTTTTTTTGTTGCAGATTTACAGACTTACTCGTTTCGGAATCACCGTTATAAATTTCGCCTCGCCATTTTAGAACATGCTGCAGATCCCACCAGCCACGACTATGCTGTGTTAGCCCTTGCCTTTTCCAATCCGTTAGCGTTCTGTCGCTGATTTCAATCAATTCACAAAGTTTATTTGTACGAATAAGCACTCGTCCTTTTTCCTCTTTAAAACCGTCCAATTTGTTCACCTCAATTCCGAAGTTCCGAAGTAAAATTTTTAAAATAAAAATAGGCAAGCCGCGGGCGTCGCTAGCCCCGCATAACCCCTCCCTCCTGGGAAGGACCCAAAGCCTTGGTATCACTGGGTTTATGATGGTTCACGTGTTACTCTTTGTAACTATCATTACCCTTCATGAACTCTCTAGCCTTCTTAATAGGAATGTCCATAAGGATGTGCAGCCGTTTAGATATAACAGTGAGCTCATTAACTGCTTTCTTTTTCTCTCCAATAGAAACAACTACATGAACAATACCAGTAATCAACAACATTACAATGAGTGCACGTATGATTAAGTCCAACGCTAGTGTCATGTATACAATCATGGTCATGATCTTCTCACCACCTTCTGGCCATAATAAAAAGCCACACCTTTTAAGCATGACTTACTCCTTTGATTCTTTTAAAATATCATCTGCATTTCTCTTGATATATTCGGACACATTGATATAACCATTTGAGTTATCCTTCTCAGCATAACCTCTATATCTTACTCTTGCTGGATAAACTCTTTTGATTTCATCGTCTTCAATTTCAACAACTATAGCCCAACCAAATGTATGCAAAATCATGTTTATCCACCATAAGAAACCACTATCTCTAAACTCTTTCCACGATTTTTCTTTCAATAGATTCCCTTCTTTCAAATGTCCTCATTTCTTCTATAAATAATTAGATAGGATTCTTCCTAGCAAAATGTATTTGCTAGTTAGTTTTCTTTATTGTTTTCTTTATTGTTTTCTTTAGAGATTTTGCATATATAGAAGAAACTCGTTTAGGTGTACGCTAATTAGCGTATAGTACTGTATGCTAATTAGCGACACTACTGTATGCTAATTAGCGTATAGTGAAGGTGTATGCTAATTAGCGTACAGTCAATACCATGACAATGAAAAAGGAATCAACTAAGGTGTCCCTTAATCAATTCCCTATGATATTAATTTAACATGTATAAAACCAAATGCT